CTTACATTTTTTTCGTGAAAAGATAATAAATCCCCCCTTATTTTGAAAAAGGAAGTGATATTTTGGCAAAGATAAAAGAAATTGACATTAAATCGGTAAAGGACACATTTGTAGATATGGGAACCGATAAATCAAAATTAGGATTAGCTTTGATAGAAGAGGCTGAATTTATGAAAAACACATTGCAACAGCTAAAAAGCAAAGTTGAAAGTGATGGTGTAGTAACTTCAATGTGTCAGGGTAAATATGATATTGAAAGAGCCAATCCGGCATTAAGCCAATATAACATGTTGATTAAAAATTATCAGTCATGTATAAACAATATTGTTAATTTATTGCCAAAAGATGAATTACCTGCCGAAGATAACTTTGATGATGATGATCTATGACATACATTGAAGAATACTATAAATGGATATTAGAAAATCCGGACAAAGTATGTCAAAAGATAAAAAAGCAATATGAAAAATTAGTTGATAATTTAAAGAAAGAGCAAAAAGTTACCTTTGTTAATAAGGGAATAGAAGAAACACACATTTACATATTTGATGAAAAGAAAAGCCTGAGATGTATTCATTTTATTGAAAAATATTGTAGGCAATCAAAAGGTAGATGGGCGGGTAAAGCATTAAAACTTGAGTTATTCCAAAAGGCAATGCTACAAGCATTATTTGGATTTGTAGATAAAGAAACCGGATTGCGAAAATACAAAAAGGCAATATTCTTTGTTGCTAGAAAAAATGGTAAATCGGTTTTGGATTCAGCAATAGCAACATATATGCTTACAAAGGATAATGAAGGTGGTGCGGAAATATATTCGGTTGCAACCAAAAGGGAACAATCAAAAATAGTATGGGAAGAATCAAAAAGAATGATAAAAAAGAGTCCTGTACTTGCCAAAAGAATTAGATGTTTAATTGGTGGCATTTATTATGATGCTAATGATAGTTATTTCAGGGCATTGGCTAGTGATAGCAATTCGCTAGATGGATTAAATGCACATTTAGTTATAGCTGATGAAGTTCATGCATGGAAAGATAAAAATTTATTGGATGTCATGTATGATTCAATGAGTGCTAGAACACAACCAATATTATTAGAAACATCAACAATGGGTACCATTAGACAAAATGTATTTGATATTGAATATGATTATGCAGCACAAGTTATTGATGGTACTATTCAGGATGAAACATTGCTGCCGATAATATATGAATTGGATGAAGAAAAAGAATGGACTAATGAAGAATGTTGGTATAAAGCCAATCCGGCATTGGGTAGTATTAAATCATTAAAGGATTTAAGGGAAAAGGTGGAAAGAGCAAAAGCCAATCCAATAGAGCTAGTTAATTTATTATGTAAGGATTTTAATATTAGACAAAACACAATAAATGCATGGCTGACATTTGATGATTTGAACAATGAAAAAATATATAGTGATTGGAAAGATACATATTGTATTGCCGGAGTGGATTTATCATCTACAACCGATTTAACCGCAGCGACATTGTTAGGTGTTAAAAATGGTGAAATCAGGGTAAAACAAATGTATTGGATCCCGACAAATTCATTAGAAAAGAAAGTAAAGGATGATAGAATACCATATGATAAATGGTTAAAAGCAGGGTGGTTAAGATTAAGCGGTGATTCTAAAATTGATTATCATGATGTAACACAATGGTTTTTAGAAGAGGTTAGAAACAATGATTTAAGACCATTGTATGTCGGCTATGATTCATGGAATGCCGAATATTGGAAAATTGAAATGGCAGGATTAGGTTTTAACATGGTGGAAGTTAGACAGGGTGCAAAAACAATGTCTACACCAATGAAAAATATGAAAGCCGATTTAATAGATAAAAAAATAAATTATAATAACAATCCAATTTTAAAATGGTGTTTATCAAATACCACTATAAAAATGGATTCTAATGAGAATATTCAACCTGATAAAGAAAAATCAAGGCAAAGAATAGATGGTGCGGTAAGTTTAATTGATGCTTATTGCATTTTTGTTGATAAACAACAGGAATATTTAAATTATATTAACGAGGAGGTTAAAAATGGAACATAGAAGTTTATTTAGTAGGATATTTGGCAATGATAGGGATACACAAGCTCCCGCAACAGCCACAGTTGTAAAAATACTAGATAATAACAAAAGTGTTTTCACCAAATATGATGGCAAATATCAGGATGATATTGACATTAGAGCATGTGTTGATACAATTGCTAGAAATGCAGCAAAAATGCATCCAAAACATATACGAGATAGCAAAGGCAAATTTGAAATAGTAAATGATAATTTGTATAGACTATTATCTAAAAAGCCAAATGAACTACAAAATGCATTTCAATTCTATTATAGAGTTGTAAGCGATTTGGAATTATATAATAATTCATACATCTACATTCAAAGGGATGAAAATTTTAAAGTTACAGGATTATATCCGTTGAGTTATAGAACTATTAAATTATATGAATATGATGATAAATTATATATTCAATTCAAATTTGGTAATTCAAAGGAAAGATTTGTAGCTTATAACAATTGTATTCATTTAACTAGATTTAGCAGCGATGATGGATTATTTGGTGGTTCAACGGAACCAATTGTAAAAACATTATCAATAAAACATGTATTGGATGAAGGCATTGTAAATGCTATTAAAACTACATCAGCTATTAAAGGTGTTGTTAAATCTACACAGGCAATGTTAAAGCCTGAAGATGTTAAAAAAATGAGAGATCAATTTGTAGAAGATTTTGTTGAAAATAGCGACAAAAGCGGTATTGGCGGTTTAGATGCAACTACAACATTTACACCGGTAAACATTGATCCAAAAACAGCTGATGAAAGTCAAATAAAGGTATATGATAGCAAAATACTTGGATATTTTGGTGTAAATGAAAACATAATACAATCAAAATATAGTGAAGATGAATGGAATGCATTTTATGAATCAGTATTAGAACCAATTGGATTACAAATGAGTTTAGAATTTACTAATAAAATATTTACACCAACGGAAATATTTTTTGGTAATGAAATAATATTTGAAAGTAACAGGTTACAATATGCATCTAATAAAACAAAAATAGAATTGGTTAGATATGCTAATAATATAATGACAATCAATGAATTAAGGGAAGTATTTAATTTAGTACCAATTGATTCAGGTGATGAAATATTAGTAGATCAAAACCATAATGATACATTAGATAATATGGTAAATGAAGGAGGAAATGATAATGAAGGAAATTAGAAAATTAGACATGCAATTTAGAGCTGAAGATACTAGTGATGGCAAAATGGAAATCAAAGGATATGCAGCAGTATTTAATAGTCCGGAAACATATGGATATACCGAGGTTATTAGCGAAAAAGCATTTGATGATGCCGATATGACTGATGTTGTATTAAGATATAATCATAATGATTCATTTATGGTATTAGCAAGAACAAGAAACAAAAGTTTAGAGCTAAATGTAGATGATAAAGGATTATTTATTGATGCAAAATTACAAGATGATATAACTGACCATCGCAACATATTTAATGCTATAAAAAGTGGTTTAATTGATAAACAATCATTTGCATTTGTTGTTGATGAAGATGAATATGATTATGATACTGATACTAGAACAATTACTAAAATTGGAAAGGTATTTGATGTATCAGTTGTAGATCAACCATTCTATAATGCAACGGATGTTAGTGTTGCTAGAAATCAAAATGATGAATACATGGAAAAGCGAAACCAATTAAGAAAAGAACATGAAGATAAATTAAAATTAGAAGAAAAGAAAAAAGAATTATTAGAAAAATTAGGTTAATACAATTATGAAAAACAACTTGGAATGGGTTGTTTTTTGCTGCCGGATGGTGGCTAAATTGTTTAATAAATGGTGGAATACCAATAATGGGAAATGAATCAGCCCGAAAGAGAACAAAAAATTAAAAGGAGGTCAATATGACAAGACTAGAAGAAATTGAAGAAAGAAAACTCGAACTTCGTGATGAAATTAATGGTTTAGAAGATTTAGACAAAGTTGATGAAATAAACAATGAAATAGATGCTTTGAATGAAGAGGCTGACCAAATTAATGAAACACAAGAACAAGAGGAAATTGCCGAAACTTTAGAACAACCTGAAGTAAAAGCAATGGCAAAAGAAGTTTCTATGGAATTAAAAAAGGAGGAAATAAAAATGGAAACAAGAAACACAAAAGAATATATTGATGCATTTGCTGAATATATTAAAACAGGTGAAGAAAGAGCATTATTAACTGAAAATGCAACTAATGGAACAATAGCTGTACCTGACTTTGTATTAGATGAAGTAAAAACAGCTTGGGATAACAATGAGTTATTAGCATTAGTAAGAAAAACAAATGTAAAAGGAAATCTAAAAGTTCAATTTGAAATAAGTGGAACTGATGCAGTAGTACACACTGAAGGTGCATATGCTGTTAGCGAAGAAGAATTAGTAGAAGGAATTGTAGAATTAAAACCTGTATCAATCAAAAAATGGATTTCAATTAGTGATGAAGTATATGATATGAGAGGTGAGGCATTCTTAAGATACATCTATGATGAATTAACTTATAGAATTGCTAAAAAAGCTGCTGATTTATTAGTTGCAAAAATAGTTGCATTAACTACAACAGCTAGTTCAAGTGCTCCTAGTGTTGGAAAAGTTACATTAGCTCCTGCAGTTGGTACAATAGCTGATGCAATTGGACATTTAAGCGATGAGGCTGCAAATCCAACAATAGTTATGAACAAATTAACATGGGCTGCATTCAAAGCTGCTGCATATGCTAATGGTTATGGTGTAGATCCATTTGAAGGATTAAGAGTTGTATTTAATAATTCACTACCTGCATATAGTGCTGCAAGTACAGGTGCTACATATGCAATAGTTGGTGATTTTGGACATGGTGCAATCGCTAACTTCCCTGCAGGTGAAGATATTGAAATCAAATTAGATACATTATCTAGAAAGAAAGAAGATCTAATTGAAGTACTTGGTAGAGAATTTATCGGTTTAGGTGTTGTTGCTGACAAAGCATTTGTTCAAATTGCAAAACCTGAAACAGTTTAATTAAGAAAGAAGGTGGACTATGCTAGAGGAAATTAAAAAAATACAGGGAATTAACCATACCGAATTTGATAGTATGATTAATACTTGGATTCAATCAGCAAAGCTAGATTTGAAAAACATCGGTATAGTCAATTCTTTGGTTGATAATCCTGATAGTTTAGTTCAAACAGCTATTATTACATATGTTTTAAGTTTTATAGATGTGCCAAATAGTGAAATGTATTCTAAAAGTTATTCTTTGCAAAAGGATGTATTAAGACATCTAAAAGAATATACATGGGGTGAATATCCTTATGTAGTAGAGGAAGAACAAAATGGAATATAGTGAAATAATTTATTTAATAGAAGAAACAATCGGGGCTGATGATATTGGAAATCAAATCACAGCCCTTTCTTCTTCCAATAAATCATATGCAAAGGTACAAAGTGTTAGGACTAATGAATTTTATGGTGCTGTAGAGGTAGGACTTACACCATCAATTGAATTTGTTATTAAAAAATTAAATTATCATGGTGAACATGAAATTGAATGGAATAATCAAAGATATGAAGTAATAAGGGTAGTTGAACCAAAAAACAAGTTTGACATTGTATTAGTATGTTCAAAGAAAATTGGTGTTAATTAATGGCTAAAAATAATAGTTTATTAGACATTAAATCCATTTTAAATGAATATTCAAATGATATTCAGGATGGAATCACCGAGGCGGCATTTAAAGTGGTTGAAGATGGTAAAAATAAATTAAAAGTAACATCACCAAAACGAGTTAAAGGTGGTGGTGCATATAGAAAAGGTTGGAGGGTTGCAAAAAGAAGTGGCAAAGGATATGTTCATGCAACAATATATAATGCTACACATCCACAACTAACACATTTATTAGAAAGACCACATGCAATCAGGAATCAATATGGTTCATGGGGTACATATGATCCACAAAAAAGTGGAACAGTACATATTGAACCGGTTGAAAAAGAATGCAACCAATCATTTAGAAAAGATGTTGAACAAGTTATTAAAAATGGAGGTTAATAATGATAGAACATAAAAATTTGTTTGATTTATTAAATACACTAACTATACCTGTAGCTTACGACCATTTTGATAGTGATAAGGAAATACCAATACCATTCATAGTATATAGAGAAACTAGTCCTGCAACATTTAGAGCTGATGGCATTACATATCATCAGTTTTTTAATTATGAAATAGAACTTATAACGGAAAAAAAGGAAATAGCAATTGAAAGACAATTAGAAGAATTATTAACAACAAATAAAATACCATATTCCAAAAATGATGAAGTATGGGATAGTGATGAAAAAATCTATCATAATTTTTATGAAATATAGGAGGATTATAAATTATGGCAAATAATAAAGTAAAATTTGGTTTATCAAATTGTGTAATGGCAGTAATGACTGAAGGTGCAAATGGTGCAATAACATATGGAACACCAATCGCAGTAAATGGTGCAGTTAATTTATCATTAGAACCACAAGGCGACACAAATGATTTTTATGCTGATAATTACATCTATTATAGTGCAACAGCAAATCAAGGATATGAAGGTGATTTAGAAATCGCCATGATACCTGATGAAATTAGAACAGCTATAATGGGTGAAACAGTTGATTCAAATGGTGCATACATTGAAACATCTAATGATAATTTCAAAAATTTTGCATTTGGATTCCAAATTGAAGGCGATGTAAAAGCAAGAAGATTTTGGTATTACAATTGTAGTTTAACTAGACCAACAAATGCAGGTGCAACAATAGAAGAAAGCAAAGAACCACAAACGGACACATTAACAATTAAAGCAATGCCAAGAAGTACTGATTTAAAAGTTAGAGTATTTATTGAAAAAAATGATGACAATGTATCAGTTTACAATGGTTTCTTTACACAAGTTTATGAAACACCAGCATCAGTTTAATAGATAGTACAAAGAACCTTCCATTGTGAAGGTTTTTTTTAATATTTATTAAAGAAAGGAGTTTTTATGGCAAAAAGAATTGAAGGTATTACTATTGAAATTGATGGTAGTACAACAAAATTAAATGATGCTTTGAAAGACACATCAAAGGTTATTTCATCAACCAATAGTGAAATAAAAGCATTGAATCAGGCATTAAAATTTGATCCAACAAATACGGAACTATTAAGCCAAAAACAAGAAGTATTAAAAAATAATATTGCCGCAACAAAAGATAAACTAGAAACATTAAAAGAGGCACAAAGGCAAATGGGTGATTACAATTCACTAACGGATGCACAAAAAGAAAGTTATAGAGCATTAAGCATTGAAATTGCCAAAAGTGAAGGTGCTTTGAAAAATATGAATACCGAATTAAAAGGTATGAATAAATTAGATTTATCAAAAGTTAAAGATACATTAAAAAAAGTCGGCGATGTTGCTTTGGATGTAGTTAAAAAAGTTGGACAGGTAACAGCAGCTGTTGGTGGTGCAATGGCGGGTGTAGTTGCTGCCGGTGTTAAATCATTTGCCGAATTAGAACAAAATGTTGGTGGTGTAGAAACACTATTTGGCGATAATGCACAAAAGGTTATGGATAATGCCGCAAAAGCATTTCAAACAGCCGGTGTTAGTGCTAATGAATACATGAAAGGTGTTACATCATTTAGTGCTAGTTTATTGCAATCACTTGGTGGCGATACAGCAAAAGCTGCCGATATAGCTGATATGGCATTTCAGGATATGAGTGATAATGCTAACAAATTTGGAACGGATATGGGTTCAATACAAAATGCATATCAGGGATTTGCAAAACAAAATTATACAATGCTAGATAATTTAAAACTTGGATATGGTGGAACCAAAACCGAGATGGAAAGATTATTAAAAGATGCCGAAAAATTTAGTGGTGTTAAATATGATATTAAAAATTTAAGCGATGTTTATTCGGCAATACATGTGATTCAGGAAGAATTAGGTGTAACGGGTACAACAGCACAAGAGGCATCAACAACAATTAGTGGTAGTGCTGCTAGTATGAAAGCCGCATTTGATAACTTTTTAAATGGTAGTGGTAGTCCGGAACAATTAGCAACCGCAGTTACAACATTTTTGGGTAATGTTACAAATGCAATTGGACAATTAGCTCCACAAATATTAACAGGGATCACAACATTATTGGAAACATTAATACCACAAATTTCATCAATGCTATTTAATTTGTTACCACAATTATTAAATGCAATAACAAATTTAATAAATAAACTATTTGAAATGGTTTCTAAAAATAAAACAGCAATTAGAAATGCAATAACACAAATGATAAATAATGTAGTTATGTTTATAACTGAAAATTTACCAACAATATTGGAAATGGGATTAGTATTAATAACTACATTAGCAACAGGAATTGCTGATAGCATTCCGGAAATGTTACCGGTTATTGTAGATTGTATATTCAATATAGTTGATACAATTATAAATAATTTAGACATGATTGTTACAGCAGCTATTGAAATAATATTAGCATTAGCAAATGGACTAATAAATGCATTGCCAAAATTATTACAAAGATTACCTGAAATAATCACAAATTTGGTAGCTGCATTAACAAAACCTGAAATGTTGGCAAAATTAGTTAGTGGAGCATTAACATTGATTTTAGCATTAGCAGGTGGACTAATTAAGGCATTACCTGAACTAATTGCAGTAGTGCCAAAATTAATTAAAGGTTTGTTTGAAAACATAAAGAAAATTATTACACAAACGGATTGGTTGGCATTAGGTAAAAACATATTAAATGGTATTTTAAATGGTATGTTAAATTTTGGAAATGTTGTTAAGGATACAATTAAAAAGGTTGGTAATAAAATTACAAGTTCAATTAAATCATTTTTTGGCATAAAATCACCAAGTCGTTTGATGTCCAAAGAGGTAGGACAACAACTTACCGCAGGAATTGCAATGGGATTTGAAAAGGGAATACCGGATACAATTAGGGATGTAAACAGTGCTATGACTAGTTTAAATAATGGAATCCAAAGTAGTTTAAATCCAATTATCAATCCAACAGCAAATTCAAATCCATTAATAGTACAAATTGAAAATTTTAACAATACTAGAAATCAAGATGTTCAAGCATTAGCTGAAGAATTAGAATTTTATAGAAAAAATAGTGCATTGGCGAGAGGTGGTAACTAATGGTTAAATGGAATGGAATAGATTTTAAAGATAAAGGAATAATAGTTGAAAAAACACCAACAATTTCAAAAGGGAAAAAGGATATAGAAACATATTCAGTTGCGGGAAGAAATGGGTTTTTAAGTATTGACAGGGGTACTTATCAACCTTTTTCTTTACAAATTGAATGTCATGCAAAAGAAAATGCTAATTTTGATGAAATAAAAGCATTTTTAGATGGTTATGGTACACTTTCATTTGATAATGTTAGGGAATATACAGCAATTATAAATAATGCTATACCATTTGAAAAAGTACAAATGTTTAGATCATTTGCTGTACAATTCATGGTGAATCCAATTGCACATGATGTTACACCAACAACAATAACAATTAATGATGATTTTACAATTACCGGTGCAACAGCTACTATTCAACCAATATTAACATTGGAGGCAGCTGCCGGTGGTGCGGAAATAACTATAAATGGTGTAGAGTTTACTACATCAAATGAAGATGCAACTACATATGTTTTGGATTGCGAAAATAAAGTTATAACTAAAAATGGTATAAATGCCGCTAATGAAATGAGTGGTGATTTCCCTTATTTTGTTAATGGTGAAAACACATATGATGGTTCAGGTGTAACTAGTTTAACAGCAAGTTATAAGAAAGCATATTTGTAGGTGATGTATATGAAAATATATGATTCAGGTACAACGGATTTTACAAATAACGGTTATGGTTTTTTAACCGATGTTTTAAGTGCTTATGTAGTGGAAGAGCTAAATGGCGATTATTATTTGTCATTTACATATGTGATAAATGGTGCATTGAGTGAATATCTAGTACAAGATAATATAGTTCAATGCAAAGTAGAAGGGGGAACAAATCAATTATTTAGAATAAAAAGGGTAGTTAAAGATTTTACTAAAATTGAAGTATATGCACAGCATATATTTTATGATTTATTAAATAACTTTTTATTAGATACATCGCCAACTAATTTAACATGTCAAAGTTTTGGTGAGTGGATTTTATCAAAAACCAATTTTGCAACGGATTTTACATATTATAGTGATATTAGCACAAGTGCAAGTGCTAGATATGTTAGAAGAAATCCAATTGAGGCAATAATGGGTGATATTGAAAATTCTATGTTAAATATATTTGGTGGTGATATTGAAAGAGATAATTTTACCATCAAACAATTAGCACAAAGGGGTAGCTCTAATGGTGAAAAATTAGTAATTGGCAAAAACATTAATGAAATTAAAATAACAATGGATAATTCTAGTGTTATAACAAGAATATTACCATTGGGATTTGATGGGCTAATGTTACCGGAAGTTTATGTTGATAGTCCAATTTTAGATAACTATTTAACACCAAGAATAGCAAAGGTAGAATTTCAAAACATAAAATATGATCCCGAAAGTACCGAAGAAGGTGTCTATACAAACATAGATGATGCATATGCAGCATTAAGAGCCGCAGCTACATTATTGTTTGATAGCGGTATTGATTCACCACAGGTCAATGTAAAAATAGATTGGGTTGAATTATCAAAAACAAATGAATACAAACAATACCAATCATTAGAAACATTACATTTGGGGGATTATGTAACAGCTGAAATATTGGGTGAAAATTATTCAACAAGAATAGTAAAAACAACATATAATGTATTAACTGATTCAATAGATAAATTTGAAATAGGAACTATACAAAGAAACATTGGTACATCCGTAAATATTAATACACAAAGAGTTGAACAAATAAATCCAACTTCAATATTACAAAGTGCCAAAGATAGTGCAACAACACAAATAAATAGTGCATTGGGCGGAAATGTAATTAAAACTAGAAGTGATTTATTTATCATGGATACGGATGATCCATCAACAGCAACAAAAGTATGGCGATGGAATTTAAATGGTTTAGGGTATTCCGGCACGGGTATTAATGGCACATATCAAACAGCAATGACAGCTGATGGACAAATAGTGGCGGATATGATAACAACCGGAACAATGAGTGCCGATAGAATAGTTGGATTAAAAGATATAATTTTAAATGAATATGGTGCTTATATTCATGTAAACGAAGATGATGGTTCAATTGAATTTGGACAGCAAGATGCCAATTATAAATTGGTAGTTGATAATGATGGTGTTGTAATTTATCAGGGTTCAAATCCAATTTCATTTTGGGAACAAGACAGTTTCACGGTTACAAAATTGAATTTAGGTAATTTTGCTTTTATTCCTAGAGAAAATGGTTCATTAGGATTCAGGAAGGTGAGATAAATGGAAAAAATGAAATTAAATATTCAATTATTTGGTGCAACGGTTACATTAACAGCAACGGAAACGGCTGTTGATGATACAGCAATAAATACAAATCAAACATATATTAACCTTTCAATTAGGGTTCAAACAACAAAACCAACATGGAATGGAAACAAAACTGCATATTATCAAGTAACAACAACATCACAAAATAATGGAACACAAACGGGTAGTAAATATTACTTTTCAATTGGTAGTTCAACAGGAAGTGGCGATAAAACTTTTAATGTTCAACTTGGTGCATTTGACCATAATGCTGATGGAACATTAAATGATGTATCCATTAGTGTTTATGTAAAAATAACTGATAGTACAAATAGAACAGCTACAAAAAGTGTTGCAATGGCTACAATACCAAGAGCATCGCAACCAACAACAAGTGCAAGTGTAACAATGGGTAATGCTGTTACAATAAATACAAATAGATATAGTAGTTCATTTACACATACATTAACTTATGCATTTGGTGGTACTAGTGGAACAATTGGTACCAATGTTGGTGCAAGTGTTAGTTGGACACCACCATTAACATTAGCGAATCAAATTCCAAGTGCAACAAGCGGTGTTGCAACGATAACATGTGTTACATATTCAAATGGTGTAGCAATAGGAACAAAAACAACTACAATAACATTAAATGTTCCAACAAGTGTAGTGCCAACAATTTCAAGTTTGACATTACAGGAAAATGGTGATGTGCCAAGTAGTTGGGGTGTATATGTTCAAAATAAATCAAAAATAAAAGTTACATATTCAGCTAGTGGATCATATGGTTCAACAATTTCAAGTTACACAACAACAGGTGATGGATATACATATTCCGGCAATCCAATAACAACAAATTATATAAGAACAACAGGTAATATTACATTAACAGGTAAAGTTGTTGATAGTAGAGGTAGACAAGCTACAAAAAATGAAACTAGATATATTTATCCATATTCAAATCCAACAATATCAACTGCACAAATACAAAGATGTGATGTTGATGGAAATGTAGATAATAACGGTGAATATTGTTTAATTTCATATGGGGCAAGTATTTCAAGTTGTAACGGAAATAATCCCGCAACATACAAAGTAAGTTATAGAGTTCATAATGTAGGAAATTATGTTGATGTGCCATTAGCAACTAATGTTGTTAGTTATTCAGCTAGTGGAATGTTATATACTGATGGTATTTATGCTGCTAATAGAGGAAGTGGCACAAAAGTACAATTTAGCAGTTTGAATACTTATGATATACAATTTTATGTTGCTGATTATTTTACAAATTTAACAAATTTACAATTACTAGATACAGGTTTTGATTTAATGAACTTCAATGCAAATGGAAAAGCAATGGCAATAGGAAAAGTAAGTGAGGCAGGTGCTGATACTGAACTTTTTGAAGTAGGAATGAGAACTGAAATAAATGGACCATTAGTATTAAGAAATTATAATAATGCAGTTATGATAGGAGACCAAAATAATGCATATGTTCATTTTAATAGTAGTGAAAACAAAAACTTCTATTTTAACAAAAGTGTAAGTGTAAATGGTAATGTATATGCAGGAAGTAATTATAATAGGCAATTAGCATTTAAAGATGAAACTTGGTACAATGGCATAGCAACACCAAGTAATGACTTAAACAATGCTATTCATAATGGTTGCTATTATTGGGTTGATAATACTTCTAATAGACCATCTACTTCCCTTTATGGTTGGGTTTTAACAACTAACTCGGCAGGAATAGAACATAACAACACTGATAATTGGTGTTCACAAATAGGTTTTGGAACTGATGGTAATGTATATTATAGAAATAAAACAAACAATTCATCTTGGGGTGTATGGAGAGTTTTAACACCATCAAGAACAATTACTTTTAATGGTGAATGGAGGCATGCTACAAAGGCTTATGGAACAGGCTGGTTTATGTTTGTTTCACTTAACAATCCAACTAAAAATTCACTTACAAATTCAATAACAAGTTGTGAATATTTTGGAACAGGAGGTTGGAAAACTTGCACAGCATCTATTGGTGAAATAAGAGATACTGAATTTAAAATTAATTTTAGTGGTATAACTGATAGTGAAACACAAAATGGAATTGTTTTAATTAGAATGGTGGGGAGTATTACATTAAACTTATGATAAATAAAATATTAGCAATTATATTTACAATAATAGATTTAAAGGAGGAAAATAAAACATGGTTAAAATTTGGAATGAAAAATTAAAAGATGTTTTAATAAGGGCATTTAAAACATTTATTCAGGGTTTTTTGGCTACATTAATAGTTTTAATTAAGGAAACTGATTTAACGGATGAAAGTTTATTAAAATCCGTTCTAATTGGTGCATTAGCAGGTGGAATTAGTGCAGTAATGAATCTAATATTAAAAGCATTAGATGATGAAAAACAAACAACATTTAACATGGATACCTTTGATGATGATGAAGAGGTAGATGAATAATGAAATTTGTGGAAAGAACAACAGCTCCTAGTAATGATAATAAATTCTATTTAAAGGCAGGTAAGGGTGGATATAATAGAGCTATGGAAATTAATTCAAAAACACATTCCTGCCTTCCAAATTGTGTTGCGATGGCACACGGAAGATGGCTTGAGAGCCAAAATCAAACGGATTACAATAAATATGATAAATTACCAACAGGAAATGCTGAAAATTATTATACATATACAAAAGATGGATATAAAAGGGGAACAACACCAAAATTGGGTGCGATTATATGTTGGCGAAAAGGAAAAGCCGGATATGCAAAAGATGGTGCAGGACATGTTGCATTTGTAGAAAAGGTTTATGACAATGGCGATGTATTAACATCAAATAGTGCATATAATGGTAGACGATATTACACAAAAAAATATACTAAATCTAGTAAATATTATTTGGGTAGTAAATATACATTTCAGGGATTCATATATAATCCATGCGATTTTGATGAGAAATATGATCTAAAAAGATTATTAAAAAAAGGTTGCAAAGGTAATGATGTAAAAGAATTACAAAAAACATTGGGTGGTTTATCCGTTGATGGAATATTTGGTGTAAAAACCGAATCAAAGGTTAAATCATTTCAAAAATCAAAAAAATTAGTAGCTGATGGAAAGGTTGGAAAAAACACAGCACATGCATTGGGTTGGCTATGGAAAGGAAAATAAAGATGGAACAAAGTAAATTTGAAAGAGAAGTATTAGATAGATTAATGCGATTAGAAACAAAAATAGATATGCAGGATTACAAAGGGATTCAGGAAAAAGTAGACAATTCATTAAATTTATCAAAAACAAATGAAGAAAGAATAGATAAATTAGAAGATACTCAAAAATGGTTAGCAAGATTAGTTTTGGGAGCTTTGATTTTGGGAATACTTGGTTTCATCTATAAAATGTAATAAAGGGTAGATTTTAGGATCTACTCTTTTTTTATTTACAAAAAAATAATAATAGTGTATAATACACAGCCAATCAAAAGGGGGATGTATTATATGAAACAAACAAGAAATGTTTATTATTTTGATTATTCGCCTGAGGCATATAAATATATCATGACTAGTAAAATATTAAGACAAAGTGAAAAAAATATATTAAATGATATTATTAGTGGTAAAACGGTCAAAGAATTAGCTCTAAATAATAAATGTAGTGAAATGACAATTTGTAGAAGAAGAAAAAAGATATTTAATTTAACTAGAACACTTATGTAATAGTAAGTGTTCTTTTTTTGTGCCAAAAAATGACATTAATTGTTATTATTTGTTATTAAATGTTATTAATTGTTATTAGAAAAACTTTGCAAATTTTAAAAAATATATATAATAACAGCCACAAAAAGGCAATATATGGTTAAAAAACGGTAATTTTAGAATAATTATTGCATTTACAATGGGATTAGTGATGGATATGAAAAAAGAATTGGCAAATAAACAAATCTACGATGATTTTATTAGTAAAACTATTTTAACCGATAATGAACAGGACATATTAATTAGATACATTAAAAATGATAGTATTGTTAAAATGGCTGAAGATACAAAACAGGGTACAACAACTATATCTAGAACAATAGCAAATGTAAAAGAAAAATATTCATGCTATAAAAAATTAGAATTAGCAAAACTAATGTTATTATCAGGTAAAAAATGGTAACAATGGGGTAATTTTTATCCCGTTTTTTATTGGATAATGGAATTAGAAAAGGAGGAATGCTACTTATTAGAGTTGTTTAAAACACAATTTGAAAAGTAATATTAGCATTCGCCTTTTCTTTTTTATTAGGAGGAAACATGTATAACACACCGTATTACAACAATCAAGCAAATCTAGATAGGGTAAACAACCAAATTGCCGAATTAGAAAGAATAAAAATGCAAATGCAACAACCAATGGCACAACCAACAAATTTAACACAAAACTTTCAATTAGCTCCAACAAATAGAGATGTAATTAAATATTTAGGATCAATTGAAGATGTGCAAAAGGAAATGGTAGTTGGTGATACACCATATTTTAGTAAAGATATGTCGGTTGTATGGATTAAAAATACAAAAGGGGAAATTAAAACATATGAGCTAAATGAAATAATACCAAAGGATGCAAAGGACATCCAAATAGATTTATTACAAAATGAAATAGAAGTATTAAAGAAAGAGATGAAAAAATATGATGAATGTATTACAAATGTTATTGAATCAAAAGATACAACAAATCCCGAATGGTTTAATGAAACAAATGGAAAACCAATTGAAGAGGATAAATCCACAAGCATTCAAAGAATATCAAGAGGCAAAACAAAATAATACAAATCCAAATGAATATTTAAATAAAATAACTAGTAATTTCAATCCGGAAATGAAGAAACAATGGGATAGTATGATGAATGGTATTAATTCGCAAAAGAATTGATATAAAAATATTATGAAAGGAGAGATGTTATGAACGGAAATTCAACAGGTATTGTGCCAACAATAGATTTAGCGACAAACAATAGTGGTGGATTTGCTTATCCATATCCTGTAATGTCAGGATTTGGTGGTGGCGGATTTGGCAGCGGTTTTGGTGGCGATGGTGCTATTTGGTTAATTGTTCTATTGGCATTAATTTGGGGGAATAATGGCAATGGAAATGGTGGTTTCTTTGGTGGAAATGGTGGTTTTGACAATGGATATGCTTGGTTAAGTAACGGTCAAAAAGACATCATGAATCAAACAAGCGATGGATTTAATTCATTACATATAAGCAACCAAGTTGAAGGTGTTAGAGATGGCATTTATTCATTATCAAATCAATTGTGTAATTGCTGTGCTGACATGAATCAAACAGTAAGTAATGGTTTCTATAATGCGGAAATAGCTGCCGCAAATAGACAAATGGCTGATATGAACCAAATGTTTAATTTAAGTTCACAATTAGCAAATTGCTGCTGTGAAAATAGATTAGCAACAGCTAATTTAAATTCAACTATACTTGCCGAAAATTGTGCCGATAGAGCTGCATTAGCTGAAGGAATTAGAGATGTTATTACAAATCAAACATCTAACACACAAAGAATTTTAGATCAATTATGCCAAGACAAAATTGATGCTAAAAATGAAAAGATTGTTGATTTACAAAGGGAAATTCTAATGAAGGATTTACAAGCAAGTCAAGTTCAACAAACAGCCGATATTAGAGCCGGTCAAGAAAATGCTGCAAATACATTATTTAATTTATTAAATACATGTCCAATTCCTGCAACACCGGTGTATGGTAGAACAAGCATTTTTACATGTCCAAACAATAACGGTTGCGGATGCAATAACAATTTTGCAACAAGTCAATTATTTTAATGGCAAATAGTAGATTACTACTGACCTGATTACAGGAACTTGCTAAAATGTGTTGTTAGAACACAAATTGCAACACAATGGGAATAGGCAAGTCTTATTCCCTTTTATTATAGAAAGGAGAGATACATAATGATACAAACAATTATAAATGAACCAACAGCATTAACAAGTAATACAAGTCCAATAGTTTTTGATGATACCGATATTAGAACGAGATGTGCATTTTGTTCCAATGGGGGATGGTTAGATTACCAAAATGGGAATCCAATATTTAAAATATTTGGTAATGGATATACCGGATATTATAATGTCAATTTTAGTGCAACAATTAGCTCAGCAACAGCGGGTGCAGTTGCAATTGGATTATATGAAGATGGTATTTTGATTCCGGATACGGTAAGGGCTGTAACATTAGATGCGGCTGATGATTTTGAAACCGTTTCATTTAATAAAAAATTAAGAGTATGTCCAAGAGGAACATCTAACATAACAGTTGGTAGTGTACCTGCAGTACCAACACCAACAACACCAACAACACCTGTAACAACGGAAATACCAATCATTGTTTCAGCTACATTTAATATTTCAAGAGCTAATAATTAATGAACAACAATATTTATGACAAATTGGGAATTATTTTACAGGCATTAAGTTTGCAAATATTATTTAATGATTTTAATAATAATGATTTAATGCAGGAATTACAAAAACAGGATAAAGAATATTTTGAAACATTGTTAATTCAAAATGAAGAAATATTGAATCTTTTAAGAAAGGAGTCAAACAATGGAAAATAAAGTTATAGAAAAAATGACTGAAAGTATTAACAAACAACTAGAAGATGGACTAAATACACAAAATATTGATCTATTGTATAAATTAGTAGATATATACAAAGATATGAAGGAGGTAGAAAATATGAATTATGGCGAATACGGAAGAAGAGCAGGATATGATGCATATGGTAGAAACAATTACGGAAACTATGGAAACTACAATATGGAATATGGTAGAGGTAGTTATGGTAGACAGGGCAGGGATATGAAATACCGTGGTGATGATGAGTTAGATAGAATGTATGGTGAATATGGAAGATACCAAGAAAGCCGCCAAAGATATGGTGCCGGTGAAGAAACTGACAAATCATTTCATTACATGGTTAAATCATTAGAAGATTTTATCAAAGTTTTATATGAAGAGGCTGAAACACCACAACAAAAACAACAATTAATGGCTGCTCTTCAAAATTCAATGAGATAATGTATGAATTTTATAATGAAAATCCATTAGGATTATTTGAAGATGATTGTGTAGTCAGGTCAATTTCATGTGCTACAAACAGGTCATGGGATGCCGTTTATGATGAATTAAGCGATTTAGCACAAGCAAATGGAACATTATTTGATAAAAAAGACTTTGTTAGAGGCTATTTAGATAGTCATTTTAGGCGAATTAATAATCCGCCGTATAAAATATATCAGGTGGCACAAAATTTCAAAAATAACATTGTTTTGTGTACCATGCGAGGTCATATAGTATGTATTAAATATGGAATTATATATGACACATTCAATCCAAGCGATAGAATAGTTGAAGATGTATGGATAGTAAAATAAAAAAAGAACTAAAATTTAAAGTTCTTTTTTAGTATTTGGAATATCTTTGATTATCAATAGACCATCCATCATATTTTGATTTCATATAATTAGTTATTTTATTTAAAATGTATTCCCGTTCATTTTTAGTACCATTATCAAATTTGTAATGGCAATCATTTATGGTGAATCTAGAACATAATGTTACAACATTAGTTTCAATTCCTAGACCGCCATGTGCTCGGGATAAAATATGTGCATTTGGCATCACATTATATTTATTACCACATACAACACATTCACCATGATCCCTTTCAAAAACTTTCTTTTTAACCGACATTGGTATATCGGTTGATTTAGCTCGTTTTGTTTTCATAAAATAACCTCTTTTTATACCAATATTTTATTACTAAAAAATTGATGTGTAAAGCAACAATCCTTTTATTTATGGGGGTAAAAGTGGTATAAAAAAACAAAAATCAAAAAATGATGTAAAATACACATGATAGCAATTGACTATTATTTTTTTATATGATAAACTTGTATCATGTTAGGGGTAATACAAAGAAACCTAACAAATAATTGAAAATTTGGATATGTTGTTTTTAGTTAATATGGCATTGCTTTTACTACCGATAATATATGTTATGTAAAGTTAGTGTAAAGCAATGTTAAAAAACATTGCTTTTTTTGTTTTCTAAAAAAATATTTATCCAAAAATTCAAAAAGAAAGGAGTAAAAACATTGAAAAAATTTGTGTTGTTTCCGGAAATAGTAGCTGAAATGGAAAGAAGAGGGGAAACAAGAAAAGATTTAGCGAGATTACTAGAATTAGATGTGTCGCAAATAACTAGAAAATTGAACGGCGATATTCAATGGACAATCGGGGATATTGAGGTAATGACATTACATTACAACAAGGATTTTTGGGAATTATTTAGAAAGAATAAAAAGGTGGATGAAAAATGAAAACAATTTTAAAAATTAAATGGGAAAACATTTTAACAATTCTAATGTTAGCAGCAACAATTTATGGATGGATAGTTTATTTCAAATATGCTACCGAAACAAAAATGTTGGCATTAGCATCAATAACAACATTTATGTATATGACAATGATATTCAACTATAAAACAATTGCAACATTTAGAAAAGAAGTATTGAAATTTTGGTAAAAGAAAAAAGAATTTTGGCAAATTCTTTATGTAGTAATTATACCACATAAAGGCAACTTTTCAAAGGGGGAAATCTATTTGAAAGGAAATGAATATGAGAGAAAGAGTTTTAAATTATATCAGGGATTTTGGTTCAATAACTACATTCGAGGCATTTACCGAATTGGGATGTACTAGATTAAGCGAATATATTAGACAATTAAGGTTGGAATACAACATTTTAGATCAATGGATAACATCTACCAATAGATATGGCGAAAAGGTGCAATTCAAAAAATATTGGTTGGATGATGGTGAATGATATGGCACAAAAAAGAATGTTTGATAAAACAATAATAGATAGCGATGATTTTTTGGAAATGCCACTAACAACACAAGCATTATACTTCCATTTGAACATGAGAGCTGATGATGATGGATTTGTAGATAATTGGAAATCAATAATACGGATTATAGGTGCAAAGGAAGATGATTTAAAAGTATTAGCTGCAAAGCAATATATTATACCATTTGATACAGGAGTGATTGTTATTAGGCATTGGAAAATAAACAATTATTTGCAAAAAGATAGGAAAAAGAAAACAAGACATATTCCGGAAATCCAAAAATTAAAGGAAGTAAATGGTGAATATTTTTTATTAGAAAATAATGAAATTAGCAATATATTACTTTTAGATGATGAAAAAGAAAAACCTGAATGGCAAAAGCGAAGGGATGAAGAATATAAAAACAGTTCATTGCCGTATTCATTTTTATACAAAATTAGAAATGCTTTTATTGGTGAAAAATGTCCTATATGTGGTTGCACAATGTCGGCATCAAAACATAGAAAATATATACCAACGGTTCAACATTTAAAACCAATTAGCAAAGGTGGGAAACATGAAATTGATAATATTGCGATTATTTGCTTTTCATGTAATTCATCAATCAGGGATAAAGAAATTAATGAAAATTTGAACAATAGTGAAGTAATAAAAAGATGGAATGAAATAAAAAAAGATGATAAATATATCTCTCGTTTAGCGAATGGAAGTCTAGAAGAGAAGAGTATAGAAGAGAATAGAGTAGAAGAGAATAGTATAGAAGAAACAGCGAGTGATTTTGACATTGATGAAATATTTGGTGATGCACATGTTTGATGAAATTCAAAAAATAATAGTACCAAATACATTATCATCATTTGAATATATGAAATTAGAAGAATTATTAAAAACATATAGTGAAGATGAAATATTAAATGCATATAGAAATGTTGGATATAAGCCAATAAATTATATTTCAAAAATCTTATCTAATAAAAAAATAATTACAGCTGATTGGTTAAATCATGAAATAGTAAATGAACCAATAGATAAAGAAACCGAAGATTTATTTGATGACTTCCAAAATTTTATTAAAGAATTTAGGGGGAATTGATATGGCAAAGAATGAATTGGAATGGTTGCATTCAAACAAGTGTAGATACTGCGGTAATGAATTATCATTTAGATCTAACTCGGAAAGAATCATTTGTAGATATTGTGGTAAAACAAATTACAAAAATAAAAAAGTTAAATTTGAAAATAAATTAAAAAGAAAAATATTAGAGGTGAAAAGAAAATGAACTATGCGGATATTGAAAAAGCTAATAGTCAAATTAGGACACTAGAAATAGAAAGAACTGATAAAAAAACTAATAAAAAAATTAAAAAAGAATATGCCGAAGTAAATCAAAGAATCAAAGCATTTAGAATGTGCTGCCCTGATGGATGTATTACAACGGAAATAATATCACCAATAGATGACATAATTGGCAACGGTATTATTATTATCAAAGCATGTGTTTGTGATGGCGATGGCAAATTATTGGGAACAGGATATGCAATGGAAGAAAGGGAAAGTTCATACATCAATCAAAATGCATTTGTAGAGAATGCGGAAACTTCAGCCGTGGGAAGAGCACTTGGAATGTGCGGATTTGGTATTGACACAGCAGTTGCAAGTGCCGAAGAGATTAAAAGCGAAGAACAAAAAGAATTGCAAAACAATTTGGAATTATTAGTACAAATTAAAAAACTAATGGCACAAAAAAAATTAACACCTGATGTTGTATATACACAATTCAATAAAAATAGTGCGGATATGAATTATGAAGAATTGCAGGATGTCATTATATGGTTGGAGAGTAAATAATGAAAGTAGATGAAAGCAATTTTGATTTATTACAAAAAGTTAGTGATTCAACCGATGTAGATTATGAAATTAAATGGAATGATGCTGAAAATATTGATGGTTATATTGAATTAGATGCATTATTAGACATGCTAAAAGATTTGTTATATGAGCTAGATGTCCAAAAAGAAAAATATGATGATTTAGAACATCAATACCATGAATTTGAAACTGATGTAAATGAAAATTATAAATACATTGGTGGATATGAACCTGATTGGCATGATATTCAGGATCATAAACCAAGTTGGTGGGCTGATAGATGGTAGGGAATGCAAAACAAATTATTGATTATCTATGGACACAGGACAAAGATAAAATATTTGAACTAAAAGAACATAAATCAAAAAGGACATTAAGTCAAAATGCTTATGCATGGAAATTAATAAATGAACTTGGCAATAAAATTGGTATGTCAAAAGAAGATTTGTATAAACAAATGTTAGAAGATTATGGACAATCAATTATAGTCAGTTTATTAGATGAAATAAATCCTGAATATTATTTCAAATATTATAAAAAAATTGGGAAAGGTAAAACCAATGGTAAAGGATTTAACCATTATAGAGTTTATAAAGGCTCTAGTGAATTTAACACATTGGAAATGAAATACTTTTTAGATGGTATTATTCAGGAATGCGAAAATGTGGGAATACCAACATTAACACCAAATGAAATAGAAAGGATGAAATTAGTATGAATAAAATTATTGTTTCAGGTAGATTAACAAAGGATGGCGAAACAAGAACAACTGAATCCGGAAAATCAGTTTATTCCGGTTCAATAGCTGTAAATAGAAATTTTAAAAATAAAGATGGAAATTATGATGCTGATTTTTTCAATTTTGTATATTGGAATATTAGTGAAAAATTTAACCAATATTTAAAAAAGGGGAAACCGGTTATTATAGAGGGAAATTTACAAAATAGAAGTTATGATGACAAAGATGGTAACAAAAGATATGTAACGGAAATTATAGTAGAAAGAATAGAATTAACCGGTGATAGCAAAAAAGAAGAAAAAACCGAATCCGTGCAGGAATTAAAACATACAACGGATTATGAAGAAGATGAAATAGTATTAACGGATGCTGATTTACCGTTCTAATTAACCAATAGTAACAAAGCGAATTTTATGGTTTTATTCATATAGTCCCCCGAGTTCAACACCATTTTTATCGCTTTGGGTGGTGTTGGAAATCCTAAGGGAATAAAGGAGTTATTATGCTAAAAGAAAAAATTGAAAATACATTAGATAAAATAAAAAAATCTAATTTTGTTAGATTAATAAAATCTAAATCCATAATAAAGGATCTAGAAAATCAAATAGGGGATTTGGTAAAAGAAAAACAGGCATTAATTGACAAAAACAGGATATTAAATTTAGAAAACAAAAGATTTGATAGACATGAAAAGAAAACCAATGAATTTAAAAAGGAAATCAAAGAATTAAATAATTTATTAGAAACATCTAAAAAATTTATCAAAATATTAAAAGATTCACAATCAAAATTGGAAAGTGAATTATTTGAAACACAACATGAAATGGCTAGATATAAAATCCAATGTGAAGAATATGAACATCAAATTGAAAAATATAAAACTGAAGGTAGATATTTAATTAAAAAAGTAAAATCCGGCAGGACACCAAATACAATTAAAACTAAAATATCAAAACCAATGTCAGGTAATGTTGTTAGATACATGAGGGATGAACATGAATAACAATTATTTATCATTAGAAGATATTGAAAAATTACATGATGTTAAAACAGCTAATAGAATAGTTTGTAAAAATTGTGGACATACAATGAACATATCTAATAGCAGGGATAAAAGGATATGCACACATTGCGGTAAATATGTATTTAGAGATGATAAAGAAGAATTTAAATATAGAATGTTAAATAGTTATAAAGGGGCAAGAAAGGATGTGTAAAAACCTCACCTCAAACAGCCCCTTTATATATAAAAGGAGTTATAAATGAAATTTGAAGATATGATAAATACCATCCAATTGGGTGATTGCTATGAATTAATTAAAAATATACCGGATAATAGTATTGATTTAATAATTATTGATCCACCGTATGAATATACAACCGGTGGTCAAAATAATTGGGTATGTGAAAGACCTTATCATGACCAATATATGAAAGTCGCAACTAACAGGAATGAAATAATAAAAAAATATTTAGACAAAGGATTTGATTATAAAAAAGCAAATGTATGGGCTGATAAGGAAATATCTAGATTAGATATAAGCCATATTAGTAGTGGTTTCAATTTAGAATTATTAGATGAATTAGATAAAAAAATGAAACACATATACATATACATTTGGTGTAGTAAATGGCAAGTTGAACCATTATTAAAACATTATATGGATAAAGATTGCAATTTTGATATATTGACATGGCATAAAACAAATCCAACACCAACAATGAATAACACATATGCTAATGATACCGAATATTTGATTATGGCTCGTGAAAAGGGAACAACAAAATTATACGGTGATTATGATTCTAAAAGAAAATATTGGGTTACATCTACAAATACAAAAGACAAAGATTTATTCAAACATCCAACAATAAAACCATTATCAATAATAAAAACATTAATAGAAAATTCAAGCGATGAAAATGACATTGTATTAGATTGTTTTTGTGGTTCAGGTACTACATGTGTAGCTGCAAAGGAAACAGGTAGAAGATTTATTGGAATGGAAATTGATCCTGAATACCATAAAATTGCTGTGAATAGATTAAATGGCATAACCGCCGATGGACAATTAAGTTTATTTACTAATATTGAACAATTAGAGGTGAATGATGGAAATTAGATTATATAAGCTATTAAAACAATACAAATATAGAATGACAAAACAACAATACAAAACAATAAAAGGTCAAATTAAATCAGGGGATTATGATGGTGCATTGAAAGGAATTAGTAGATTATGAACATTCAATATGCAGTTGAAAAATTAACCGAATTATTAATAAAACAGGATATAAAAGATAAACAAATTGGACAAAGGGAATTAATTAGCAAAGTTGGTGCATATAAGAGCCTTATTGATTTATTAAAGGAGTTAGAAAATGAATAATAAAAGAAGTGTATTAATACAAACTAAAGATGGTATAGAAGGTAAAATTGAATATATAGGAACCATGAAATTATTAGATATATTAATAAATAGAATTGATAAAACAACCAATTATGAAGACTGTAAAAATTATTGTTTGTTATATAAATTTATTTATGAAATGTTAGGTGATAAAGAAAATGAATAAAGGTTTTTATGAAAGATGCAAAAAAGTAGTTTCTAATTTAGAATTAACTTATGAACAGGGAATAGCA